GTTAGAGAAATAACTAGTGGTATAAGGTATGTTGTTCCATTCTTCCTTACAATACTTTCACATAACAATAAGGCTCAAGATGATAATTAATAAAATAAATAAAGAAGACCTTAACTACATTAAAGATGAAGAAAATGATAAAGGTGTACTTGGCATTACTCACAACCGCATTGTAGAAATTCCAAACTTTGTCAGTCCAGAACTTGTACCAAAGATGCTTAACTTTTTTGAAAACTGCGATGTAGACTGGGGAGATATTGCATTCTACGGATCTTCTGGCAAAGGCATCATGACAGATATTGAAACTATGAAAAGGTTTGATTTACCAGAAAATCTATTTGAAGATTTAAAAAATAAATTTCAAGAAGCGGTAGAAGTTGTATTTGAAAGAAAAGTAAAAGCAAATACATCACATGCTCAAAAATGGGATGTAGGAGGTTTTGCCTCCCCACACTCTGATAATTCAGATAATGATGGCAAGCCTAATGCTTTTGAAATTAATAAATATGTAGCAATTTTATATTTAAACGGTGACTATGAAGGTGGAGATCTTTATTTTTGCAATAAGGAAGGCGATGTACAGGTTCCATATCTATCTTTTAAGCCTAATGCTTATTCACTATATACTTTCCCTGGCGGAGTAGAAAATATTCATGGTGTTTCAGAAATAACAAAGGGAACTAGATACACAATGGTTTCATTTTGGGATTATGCAGATGCAGTCTATGACCAAGAAACTTTAGATAGATGGGAAGAAGAAGAGCGCCAAGTAAGAATTGAGCAGGCTGCTCAAAAAGAAAGATGGGAAAGTGGAGATAAGTATGGATAAGATTATTTATAGAGACAATATTGTAGAATATAAAAACTTTTTTACTCAGGAAGAATGTAATACTCTGATTGAGTACTTTAATAGTAATATAGATGAGTGGAAGCCGACTTGTTTTTTTGCAAGTTATGTTATGAATCCTGTAGCAAATATTGGAAATATAGAAGGTTCCTCTATAGACACAGAATACTTTGATAGACTAAGAGTAAAATTAAAAGATTTATCGGAAGAGGTTTCTATAAAGAAATTAAGGAATCTAAGTTTAAGTGCTCATAAATGGACACCAGGAGCATTTGCTCCTATGCATTCAGATAATACAGAAACTGATGGAACTCCAAATGCTTGGCAAGATAATAAGTTTGTTGCAATTATATATTTAAATAATGAATACTCTGGTGGTAATTTAGTTTTTGATCAGCATGAGATTAGGATAAGTCCTTCAGTAGGATCAGTAGTAGCCTTTGACCCAGGATTTATTAATCTTCATAGTGTTTCTGAAGTTACTGAAGGAGAAAGATATACAATGCTTGCCTCTTTTGATCATGAAGATGCAGTATATGAAAGAGATTTATTTGAGTGGAGAAAAGAATATTCTGCAGAGCAAGAGTTGCAACGCAAAGAGTGGGAAAAGAATAATCATTTCTAACTTTCTAGTATAAGGTGAGAGTTTTGCTTTTTATAAAACTCTGCTATACTTAGGTCTATTCCGTTTTAGAAAGGACGAAACACATGTCAGATTTTTTTAGTTTTAAACTCCCAGAGGATTTTGTAGAAAAGTATAAGTCTCAAGAAAACCCATTTGGATTTAAGGATGCAGCAGAAAATTCACTTGGAGAAATTACTTTTATTCGTACTTATTCTCGTGTTAAGGAAGATGGAACTAAAGAGCGCTGGCATGAAGTTTGTCGTCGTGTAATTGAAGGTATGTATTCTGTTCAGAAGAATCATGCTAAGGAAAATCGTTTGCCATGGAATGACTATAAGGCTCAGAAGTCTGCCCAAGAAGCATTCCAAAGAATGTTTGAACTAAAGTGGACACCACCAGGAAGAGGCATGTGGACATTTGGAACCCCTATGACTATGGAGAAGAAAAACTCTGCAGCATTGCAAAATTGTGCAATGGTTTCTACAAAGGACCTTGATAAGAATGATCCAGGAGCCTTGTTTGCTTGGGTTATGGATGCTCTTATGCTTGGAATTGGTGTTGGGTTCGATACAGTGGGACAGGAAAAGGGTTTCTCTATCTATACCCCAACAGAACCAGCAGCGATTTATGAAATTCCAGACACTCGTGAGGGTTGGGTAGAATCAGTTCGTCTTTTACTAAACTCTTACCTTCGCCTAAATCAGCCAATCCAGAAGTTTAACTATGATCTCATCCGTCCTCTAGGAACCCCAATTAAAGGCTTTGGAGGGGTCGCTAGCGGTCCAGCACCACTACTTCAACTACACACACAGATCGATAAAGTAATTGGCGGTAGAGCGGGAGAAACGCTTGACAGCCGTGCTATCACAGACATTATTAACCTTATTGGTACATGTGTTGTTTCTGGAAATGTTCGTCGTTCTGCTACCCTTGCTTTAGGTGCAGCGGGAGATGAAGATTTTATTAATCTAAAGAATGCTGAAGTCTTTCCAGATAGAAACTCGTTTGATCCAGAAAACCCAGGCTGGGCATGGATGTCAAACAACTCAATTTCTGCAACAGTTGGAATGGACTATGAAAAGTACACTGATCTAATTGTTAACAATGGAGAGCCAGGTTTTATTTGGCTTGATGTTGCTCGTAACTTTGGTCGTCTAGCAGATCCTGCAGATGGAAAAGACTATCGTGTTATGGGCTTTAATCCTTGTGCGGAGCAGCCATTGGAGTCGTACGAACTTTGTACTCTTGTAGAAGTTCACTTAAATCGACATGAATCCAAGGAGGACTTCCTCAAGACATTAAAGTTTGCCTATCTTTATGGAAAAACAGTTACGCTACTTCCAACACACTGGCAACAGACAAATGGTATCATGCAACGTAATCGTCGGATTGGAACATCTCTTACTGGTATCGCATCTTTTGCTGACCAAAAGGGTCTGCCAATTGTTCGTGAATGGATGGATGAAGGTTATAACAAAATTCGTTTTTACGACAAACAATATTCAGAATGGCTGTGTGTACGTGAATCAATTCGTGTAACTACTGTTAAGCCATCGGGATCTGTTTCAATTCTTTCTGGCGCAACCCCTGGAGTTCACTGGGGACCTGGAGGACAATTCTTCCTTCGTGCAGTGCGCTTTGGAGATACAGATCCAATGCTTCATTTATTCAGAGCAGCAAACTATAATGTTGAAAAAGATGTTGTATCAGCAAATACATCTGTTGTTTATTTTCCAATTAAATCAGGTCACCCAAGATCTGAAAAAGATGTAACATTATTTGAAAAGATTGCACTTGCTGCAACTGCTCAGAAATATTGGTCAGATAACGGTGTCTCTGTAACACTATCTTTTGATAAGGAAACAGAATCAAAGCATGTTGCTCCAGCACTACATATGTATGAGGGTCAACTAAAGGCTGTTTCATTTTTACCAATGGGAAATACTGTTTATCCACAGCAACCGTACACCCAAATAGATGAAGAGCAGTATGAGTCATATATTGGCAAGTTAAAGCATATTGACTTCAGTGCAATTTATGACGGTATTGACAACCTAGAGGCATCTGGAGAAGCATACTGTACAACAGACTATTGTGAAATTAAGGTAGAAACTAAAAAGCCTTAGTATGGTAAAATAGACTTATAATGTCTACTTCATCAAACCTGTATGCGGAAAAAATATATGCAGAGCATCCAACTGCTTTGTGGGCACTTGATGATAAAGCAGACTACATTAGTTTAATTGATGAGGCTGATAGAGATTTAACATCTTGGACAGTAACTGGTGGAACAGCGTCTTCCCATATACTTTCTGATGAACCATTTTCAGAAAGCCATACAACAAAAATAATTGGAGAAATGCCAAGCACTACCTTTGGGCAGATTGTCTGCATAAGTCCAGATATTGTTAACCTTACATCTTTAAACCAATCTCTTTCAAATTTTTCAATAGGAGCCTTTTTAAATTCTGCTGGTCCTTATGCTATAAGTTATTTAATTGGATATGAGTATTATGATTCAGTTACAAGTTCTATAGTTCAAGTACTTAAGCCATATACTACATCGGTTAGAGATACTTGGTTTTTTATTTCAGAGACATTTGATATTCCAGATAAAAATGTAAATTTTAGAATTGTACTAAAGATTAATTATATTGGTGGAGCAAATAGTACAGATGATTATCATTTTTTTATTAATGGAGTAACTGCTGGCCAATGGTCCGAAGAGTTTCATTCTTCTTCACTAGGAGTTCAAGGAACAAGCATTCCGTCAAGCATTGCTATTGATCCTTCTTTAGGTATTGAGGCAAGTGCTTATGGATTGCAAGACACAAAAGGATATTATCTAATAAAAGATAATGCTCTTTTGGCTAAAAATACTGGCATTCCAATAGTATACGGAGCATCAAGCCTCACTAAACTTTTACCAAATAGCAATAAGCCATCATTGATAGTTCCAGGTTTAGGATTTCTCAGCGAAGGTGGTAAGTATAAAGATTATACTTTTGAGGCATGGTTAAGAATTAATTCAGACTCAGTAACCAAAAAAAGAATTATTGGGCCAATATCTTCTACTGATGGGCTGTATGTTGAAGGTCCATTCTTAGGATTAAAAGTTGGAAAAAGTTTTGAATCGTATTATGTAGGCGAGTGGACAAGGCCAATGCTAGTTCACATAAGAATATCTGAAAATTATGCATCTCTTCTTGTAAATGGAGAAGAAGTTGTTTCTTTAAATTATTTAACATCAGAACTTTCTTTGCCTTTAAAACTTAATAGTCTTGGAAAAGATCAAGATTGGATTGGGTTTTATGCATATGAGGATGTTTCACCAATAGAGATAGACTGTGTTGCAGTTTACAATTATCAAGTTCCAGTAGTATTGGCAAAGAAGAGATTTATTTATGGTCAGGGTGTAGAGTTTCCAGAGGGTATAAATCAAGCCTATAGTGGATCTTCAATATATATAGATTATCCGTTTGCTGACTATACCAACAATTATTCTTATCCAAACATTGGAAATTGGGATCAAGCAAGCATTGATAATCTTTTAGTTGAGGATAATCTTCTTTGTACCCCAGATTATATTTTACCAGATATCATTCTAGAGTCTGGATCACTAGAAGAACTATACTCAGAATTACAGCCATTGCAAGATGAGTCAGACCTATTGTTTTCCTTTTCTCCAGCAGGAAATGGATATATGTTATTTAAAGATTTAAATTTTTTAAATCAAAAATTAAGAACAGTATATGGATCTTTTAAGTTTCTAGAAACACCAACAACAAAACAAACACTTTTTCGTTTTGAATCACAAAATTCTTCTGAGTATTTTGAAGTTTCTACGAATGGCACAAGTATCGAATACTCCTTAAGTTCAATAGAAGATCCACTAGCAACAATGTTTTTCCCTGGAGTTGGAGAAATATTCTCAGTAGGTGTAGATATTGATAGAATATCTTTGTATTTTGGAGGAAGCGTTGCTTCATTTTTTGGAAATGCAAACACACTAAAGTTATATGTTGGTGGAGAAACTACACTTCAGAATACTTTTGTTGGCAACATCTATAAGATAGGATTTTGTACATCTCTTAATTATAAAAATATTGAGCATTTATTCAACCAAAAGGGTATCCCAATAAAGTATGAAAACGTTTTTAATGAATTTTTAAACACACCAGATGTAGACTATAATTCTTTAGTAAATTATTCTGGAACAAATAATGCAGAATGGGATTTAATTGTAGATAGTGGAAGTGTAGAGGCCTACCCTTCAGAAGAACTGCAAAAGCATACAGCAAGTTATACGCTATCTCCATCAGAGTACTTTGACTCTTATTCTTTAGATATAGATATTCAGGGGTACTGGGAAGATTATATCCCACTAACATATTTTTCTCAATATGTAAAAGATAAACAAAACAACAGTTATTATGACTTAGATTTTATTCAGTTTAATATAAACTATCCGTCTCCGTCCCAAATCACAAACTATCAAACATATGATCCACCAATAAAATCTTATGTAACTTTTCAGTATATAGCAAATGGTGCAAATCTTTTAAGTTCAAATTTTGTCAATACTGCCAATATTTCTGAAGAGTATATAGTTCAACCAGAAGATGAATGGATAAACACAAAATATCAGGTAGTCGACAATACCTTAATCTATCCTCCAAGAAATGTAAATGTTCTAGACTTAGCAATTGTCACGCATCTAAATTTTAATATTATAGGAATACTAAAAAACAAAGTTAAGTTAAGAACATTAGAGTATGCCTCTCAAGCATTTAACTCAACATCGTCTAATCCAATTGGTACACGATTTGGAAATAGTCTTTATCCATATACAAAGTCTGGATTCTATTATAGTTATAAAGATAGAAATCCATTTACTATTTATAAGGGTAGTTCGCCATACCTGTACCTGACAAGAAACAGCGGTATTGAACTAAAGGGAACTCATAGCCCACTGATTAATCGTGGTCTATCAATACCAATCAATAAAGAAACATCTGCAAACTTTAAGGTTATTGCAATGCAGGCAGCACTTAGATATGATAAGGATGAGTTTCCATCAGAGCCAACTGAAATTTTTGAAATTGAATCAAGAAATTCACACATCAAGTTTTACTTAGAGTCAATACACCCAACAGGCAAAAGGGCAAAAATCTATGGAATAAATGCTAAGACTGGATTACTAGAAAATGGAATCGCATTCTATTGGAATGGAAACTTAGTAAAAGAGCCAGTCCTTACAACTAAAGAGTGGGGATTCCTTGGCATATCATTTTCAAACATTTTAGACTTTGCAAATAGGGTAGGGTCTATAAGACTAAAGGGTCCAATAACATTTAATACAATTTCATATTATCAGTCTACCAACCTACAAGAGGTTCAACAGGTTCAGACCAGGCCCTGGTTTGCAGTTAAATACTCACTTCCAGATACGCTTGAGTGGGATTTTTGGAGATCTACTCCGTTTTTATGGGGAGATGTGCTTATAATTTCTTCAACAAGTTATTATGGAGTAGATCCTGCAACTGTATACAAGAGTTATACTGGAACAAATAAGATTATTATTGATACAGATAAGGTTCTTACAGTAAATAACTATGAATATAGTGTTTATAACAATATATCTGTGGTTGAACTAACTACAAACGCTGTCTAATATGGTATACTTATAGTTATGAATCTTGAGAATCCAAATAAAAAGCGTAAACAACTACCCAAAATGAAGGGTCAAGTTGGAGAATCTAAAGCCAGAATTATCGAAAAGCACTATGATTGGGGCCTTTATGTTTATAAAAAGGCTAATGGTAAATGGTTTACAGATGGAACTGGATCTGTTTTAAACATTGAGTCTCAAAAAGGAGACATCCTTCAGATTTCAAAACTTAAGGATGCTGCAAAATATTATGGGGATGAAGGAGACGGAGAATGCATCTTTGTTCCAGGTCTAACAAGAATTTCAGAAGAAGAATATTCAGAACAAAAGCAAAGACTTGCAGAAGGATACATTCCATCAATGAATGATCTTGGTGCTTGGAAGGCTGCACAGGATACAGTTGATAAATATGGAAGTGATGACTAATGTCAGAAGATAGAAATGAATATATTAGAGCAAAAGTAGACTCTCCCCTTCCAGTAGATGATACATTTTCTAAGCAAGATCCATTTAATCAAACTTGGGATGTAGTTAAAGATTTGTCTGGTTTAGATAATAATTTTAAGAGAAGAACTTCACGGCTTATAAAAGCAGAAGCAACACAGGGATACATTGACAGTTCAAGAGCAGATAGTGTTGGTGTTGATGGTGCTAGATCAAAAGAGATTAACCCAGGAACTGTTTACAGAAATGCATATGGCCTATTTGATGTAATTACTCCACCATGGAACTTATACGAACTTGCAAGTTTTTACGACACATCTTTTGCCAACCATGCTGCCATTGATGCAAAGGTTGAAAACATTGTGGGTTTAGGATATGAGTTTAAAGTTTCTAAAAGAACAATGCTTAAGTTGGAGGCATCGGAGCCAAAGACTGCAGAAAATGCAAGACGCAGAATTGAAAGAGCAAAGATCGAACTAACTGATTGGCTAGAGTCTTTAAATGATGAAGATTCTTTTACAACAACAATGGAGAAGGTTTTTACAGATCTTCAATCAACAGGTAATGCTTACCTAGAGGTTGGAAGAACTACTCGTGGAGACATTGGATATGTTGGGCATATTCCATCTACTACAATGCGTATTAGAAGATTGCGTGATGGATATGTTCAGGTTATTGGAAACAAGGTAGTGTATTTTAGAAACTTTGGGGCAACCAATCAAAATCCACTTGGAACAGATGCAAGGCCAAATGAGATTATTCATTTTAAAGAATATTCTCCATTAAATACTTTTTACGGAATTCCTGACATTATGTCGGCAATCGGATCATTGCATGGTGACCAACTGGCATCACAGTATAATATTGATTATTTCCAAAACAAAGCAACACCTAGATATGTTGTAACCCTTAAGGGTGCAAAACTTTCAGCGGAAGCAGAAGACAAGATGTTTCGATTCCTACAGACTGGGCTTAAAGGACAAAACCATAGAACACTTTACATCCCACTCCCAGGAGACTCTGATACCAATAAAGTTGAATTTAAAATGGATCCTGTTGAAAATGGAATTCAGGAAGCATCATTTAAAGAGTATCGCAAACAAAACCGTGATGATATTTTAGTTGCTCATCAAGTGCCTCTTTCAAAAATTGGTGGAGGAGATTCGTCCGCTATTGCTGCTGCACTTGCTCAAGACAGAACATTTAAAGAGCAGGTTGCAAGACCAGCACAAAGAAGTCTTGAAAAGATGATCAATAAAATTGTCAAAGAAAAAACAGATATCCTTGATTTTAAGTTTAATGAACTTACACTCACAGATGAAATTGCACAATCACAGATTATTGAAAGACTTGTAAAGACTCAGGTAATGCTTCCAAATGAAGGTCGAGAACTTCTTGGTCTTCCACAGATCGAGGGTGGCAATGAGCCTTTTCAACCAAAGCCAGAACAAGCAGCAAATGATAATGCAAACAGAGCACGGGACAGTGAAAGAACTAATAACCAGTCCGATGGAGCAGCCACAGTAAGTGGAAGAAATCCAAAGGGCGAGGGCAGAAAATCTGACGAACTGTCTGAATTGTCCGAATAGTAATACTTTAGCAAAAAAGGGTATATAATATAACAACCATGATTATATCTAAGGCACATTGGAATACAGATGGCGAAAATCTTCGTCTATCAATGCCATTTAATAAAGTCGACAAAGAGCGTAGAGTCGTATCTGGATTTGCTTCACTAGATAATCTAGACAAGCAGATGGACATAGTAACATCAGAAGCGTCAATGAATGCCTTTGCAAAATTTCGTGGGAATATCAGAGAAATGCACCAACCATTAGCAGTTGGCAAGATGGTTAACTTTAAAGAAGATAAGTATTTTGATCCAGAATCAAAGAAGTTCTACAAGGGTGTTTATGTATCAGCATACGTATCCAAAGGCGCACAAGATACATGGGAAAAGGTTCTAGATGGAACACTTACTGGTTTTTCTATTGGCGGAAGAATGAATAAATGGGATGATGGATATGATGAGAAGTCAGATACACAAATTAGAATTATTAAGGAGTATGATTTGATTGAGTTGAGTCTTGTAGATTCCCCAGCAAATCAGTTTGCAAATATTCTTTCTGTAGAGAAGGTTGACGGAGTAAATATTATTAAGGCAGATGAAACAGTTTTAGAAAATGTTTTTTACGACAACGAAAGTGGTATCGTAATATCATCTGAGAATGAGTCAGAAACCAGCCCAGTAACTGGAGAACAGATGACCAATATAGGGTTCGTTGAAAAAACGGATAATGAAAAAGCAAACATGATAAAATTCTTAGTTGATAGTGCTAAAGGCATTAAAACTTCTAAGATTAACAAGGAGGTAAGTCCTATGACAGAAGATACAAATACAGTTGCAGAAGTTATTGAAACCGAAGCAGTAGTAGAAGTAGAAAAGTCAGAGGTCGCTCCAGAGGTTGATGCCGTTGTTGAAACAACTGCAGAAGATATTGCTAAGTCTGAAGAGACTCCAGTATCTGAAGAACTATCAAAGTCTGAAGAGACAGTAGAAGTTCTTGCAGTTGAAGAAACAACAGAGGTATCTAAATCAGATGATGTAATTGTTGATTCAATTACAGAAATCAAGAATACCCTAACATCTGCCTTTAGCGATCTAGTATCAACAGTAAAATCTTTGCAAGCAGAAGTAGAACTTCTTAAGTCTTCAAAGGTTGATGTTGAAGTAGTAAAGGATTCATTTCAAGCAGTAGCAAAAGACATTGCATCTGTTTCAAGTGAGTTTAATGAGTTTGGTAAGCGAGTCGACGCTGTAGAAGCAGATACCGCTTTCCGAAAGTCTGGCGATCTCGGCGAGATAGTACAGAATCAACCTGAAATGGTTGAAAAATCCCTATGGGGCGGTAGTTTCCTCAAAACAGCCGACTTATTTAATTAAAAAAAATAATAAGTAAAAAATCACAGGAGGTGACAATATGTCGGAACAAAATATAGAAAAGAACCAGCCTGGAACATCAGGACAACTTGGTGGCACAGCCCCAGGATTGTATCAAGGACAAGGTGCATTTGCATCAGGTTCAGCAGCAGGTTCAAACGTACCAGGTAATTACAGCAATGATGGTGTTTTGGGTAATATCCCAACAGCCCTATCAGGAGTTACAGATGGTCCAAACGCAGTAAATCCTTCAGGTGAGGCTGGTAGCGGAATTCTCCGCCCAGAGCAAGCACGTCGTTTTATCGACTACGTGTGGGATGCTACAATCCTCGCCAAAGATGGCCGTCGCGTTACTATGAGAGCCAATACAATGGAACTCGAAAAGGTAAACGTCGGAGAGCGTGTAATTCGTGCAGCAGCGCAAGCAGTTGGAGATTACACAAACGCAGGTGCAACATTCTCAAAGGTTGAATTGACTACAAAGAAGATTCGTCTTGACTGGGAAGTATCTGCAGAATCACTAGAAGATAATATCGAAGGTGCAGCACTTGAAGATCACATTGTACGTTTAATGACAAACGCTTTCGGTAATGATATCGAAGACCTTGCAATTAACGGTGATGGAGCAACAGGTAACTTCTTGTCAATCATGAACGGTTTCGTAAACCGTGTAAAGACTGACGGAGATGCACATGAGTCAGTTGTAACAGTCGCTAATAACGCCTGGACAACAGATGTAATGCAGGATATTATCCTTGCAATGCCACGTAAGTATCGTGCTATTAAGTCTAACTTGAAGTTCTATGCTGGTACAGACGCATTCCAGGGAATCGTTAAGAATAACGGTACCCTAGCAGACGCAGTTGCCGAAGCATTTGCTTCACAGGCAGGCGGAACTCCAACAAATCGTCAAGCATACCTTGATGGTGGAGCACAGACATTCGGTGGAGCACGTACAACACGTGTTCTCGGAATTGACGTACAAGAAGTTCCTTACTACCCTGCAGGATATGTCGACTTGACATTCCCACAGAACCGTGTATGGGGCTTCCAGCGTGACATCACTGTTAACCGTGAATACCGTCCAAAGAAGGATACTGTAGAATATACAGTATTCGTTCGTTTTGGTATTCAGTGGGAAGAGCAGGATGCAATCGCATTCGCTGATGCTGCATCAGATGCATAATCTGTAAACAGTACACTTTAGGGGGAGTAGGAGTTAACGCTCTTGCTCCCCTTACTACTTATAATGATATAATACTAACAAGGAGGAATCATGGAAAATAATTTTGAAAACGAAGAAAACTTGTTTATTGACGAGTCTGTTATTTCTGCACCAGAATCACATTCTGTTCCAGAGATGGTAGAAGAGCCAGTATTTCAAGAAGATGTAAAACTAGATCCAGTTGAAGAAGAGAAGCATGATGATGTCATTGAGACACCAGTACATTCAGATCCTATTCCAGAGGTCCAAGCATTGGGTACCGTAAACGGAGCAATTGGTGTAACAACTGCACCAAAGGAATCAAGAAAGCCTGCAAAGAAAGTCGCTTCTGAAAAGAAAGATACTGTTGCACTTTACTCAACAAAAAATGTTACATGGTCAGGTGTAGGAAAAGTCTACCGTGGATACAACATTATTGACAAAGATGCTGCTGAAAAGTGGTTAACAAGATCACATATTCGCATCGCAGAACCAGAAGAAGTTGCTAAGGAATTTGGTAAGTAATTCATGGAGATATTGAGGGTTCCGCCATATGACAATATTCTTGTAAATTTTGTTGTCCCATCAGGTTATACTGATGCAGACATCTATGCAAGAGTAACAGATATGGCGGACCTTTCAGTAGAGGTTTTAGAATTTTTAGAATTTTCAACAGGAGATAATATAAATATTAATTTTCCTGGAAGATACGATAATAACTATAGAGTAGAAATTTTTACAATTGGCGAGGGTGAAGAATTAATTCACGAAGAATACTACGAACTAATAAGACCATATGTAGATCCAGCAACACTAGGAACTACTGCATCAGAGATTGCAGAGTACACAGTTTTAGAATTAGTAGCAAGATCAATCATTGACACATTTGTTCCAGAAGGTTTTTATAATAAAAAAGTTTCAGTTGTAGGAACTGGCAATGGCTCAGACTACTTCCCTTTATGGGAAAAAGTTTACAGAGTATTTAAGGTCTATGAGAATAATAAATTAGTTTATGATAGATCCACTCCAGATACAAATGAGTACGAATATATAATTACAGCCGACAAAACTGCAATTCAAAAAGTATATGGTGAGCAAATAAATCGATACGAATCAACTGCACCAAATCTTCCAACAGGAAGAGGAGACCTTGGCTACTATGGATATGAGGGTGTTGGTTTTCCTCAAGGATATGACTACACATTTATTGTTGATTATGGATACTTAACAGTTCCAGCAGATATTGAATATGCAGAAAAAATTTTGATAGAAGATTTAAAATGTGGAAAGTTAGATTATTACAAGAGATATGTAACAGCCTATAACACGGATCAATTTAGAATTCAATTTGATAAGACAATGTTTGATGGCACTGGAAACTTCTTAGTTGATAAGATCTTGGAGAAGTATGTTAGAACCATTGTCAAACCAGGGATAATTTAATGATATGCGAAGAGCCAGATTTTATCTTTCCAATGCAAGCAGATATTTTTTATCCAATTGTTTCTCAGGGTACATATGGAGAAATAAGCAAACAATGGATAATAGATAGAACTATAGCAGGTAACTTTATACCATTAAGCAAGGGTGGTAAAGAAGAAATAACACCCAATGTTAACATAACTAAAGAATCTATTTTAGTCTGTAGAGTAAAGAGTGACATCAGAATTTCTAGTAATGATGATAAGAATTCGGTAACAAATGTTATTGTTACAAACATTAGAGACAGACATTGTAATGAGATTTATATAGAAACTTCTGGACCACGAAAGAATAAGTCTACAATATATGAAATAGCATCACAAGAACCATACTTGGGCCCATTTGGATCTATTGAGTATTATAATGTTGTTTTGCGTAGGTCAGAGAATCAGGCAAGTGACGCATGATAAAAGTTAAATTTGACAATAGAGCATTTCAAAAAGAAATGAAAAACATTATTGATTACTCAACTGGATTTCTTGATGGAGTTCAGATAGGTAAAAAAGAATTTCTAAATACTCTAGGTCCAAAGGTTGCAGAACAAGCATCTCAATTTATTGATGCAAATGCTAGAGTAGACTATAAGTCACTTCACCATATTTATGAGTGGTCTCAAACTGGAAACCCCAGCGCTAGATTATTTGATATTAAAGTTACGGTTAGCAATCTTGGTCTATCTTTTACATCAGGATTTTCACAATCCAAATCAGTTAAGGATGGCTCTAGAGTTCCATTTGCAAATAAAGCAATGATTATGGAAAGCGGTAGGTCAGTAACAATTGAGCCAAGGTTTGCAGATTCATTACGATTTGAAGTAGGCGGAGAAGTAGTGTATACTAAAAAACCAGTAGTTGTAGATAATCCTGGTGGAGAAACTAAAGGTCAATTCTCAAATGTCTTTGATATGTTTTTTGCTCAGTATTTTTCACAAGCATTTTTAAGATCAAGTGGTCTTAAGTATTACTTTGAAAATCCTCAAATTTATAAGAAAAGCCTTTCATCTGGAAAGCGTGGCGGTAGATCAGTAGGCATTGCCGTAGGTTCTAGATGGATAGCAAATGCAGGAAAGGTGGCATAATGTCAACAACAGTATCAAATAACCCTATGCTATGGGTTAATGCTTATTTGAAAGAAAAGATCGAGCAAGAACTAAGAGTGAACTTTGACCCACTTTTTACAGTACCATTCTTCCCATCTACCCCAACAGCCCTAGAAGACCTGTATACATTATTTCCAGAGGGTGGAAGTATGTGCACATATGACAGAATGTTTAGAATGAGAAGAACTCCATTCCCACATATCAAAGCAGAGCAGGCTCTGTATTATTTTTATGCTATAGGAAATAACCCAGTTGTCACTATGATTCAGATACAGGAAGCAATATTTAGAATTATGGATCGTGAAGACGAAACAGCAGAAGAGTTGAACTCTTGGACAAAGGGTAAAAGCATAGGAGACTTAACCTGCAAGTTTTACTTCCATAGGTTTAAGATATATCAACTTGAAGAAATTAGAGATATCATTGATTTTGGCTCCGCCAGGACCTATGCAGGAAACAAAGTTATAGTAGATTTTGAATATCACCAAGACGAAAGTTTAGTAAAAAGAACCATCTAAAAGGCTGTTATAATTGATATTGAGGAAACAAGCCCTTTAATCTATAAAGAAAAAAGAGGTGAATAAATATGGCGTATACAAGAGGTACTAGCAACAACATTATCGTTGGAGCAGCAGCACTTTTTACACATAACGATGGCGTTCTAACAGACGCAGATCTACCAGCATACGAAGCAGCAACATCTTTCAGAGAATCTTTGTCAGATGATCTTGCCTTTACAAATGTTGGATACACAATGAACGGTCTTGAGATCCAGTTCCAGCCAGATTTTGGTGAAGTTCAGGTTGATCAGGTTCTAGACGTTGCAAAGTTGTACAAGCAGGGTATGCAGGTAAACCTAAATACCACATTTGCTGAAGCAACACTTGAGAACCTATTGTTCTCACTAGCAGGAAAAGATTCAGATCTTGCAGCATACAATACAGCAGGAGCAGGTTCATCTGCACTTAACCTTTCAGCAGGAGACATCGGAGAATGTCCAGTTGAGCGTGGTCTAGTTGCAGTGGGTCCTGGTACAGGCGATTGTGAAGCAGGTTCTTCAATCGAACGTATTTATGTAGCATACCGTGCACTCTCAATTGAGAATGTAACAGTATCTGCAAAGCGTGATGAGGCTTCAATGTTTGAAGTATCATTCCGTCTTCTTCCAAATGATAATGCATCATATGGTCGTATCGTAGATCGTACAATTCCAGCAGGCGCATAATACAACTTAATATATGAGAGGCTCAATCCTTCGGGGTTGGGCCTTTCTGTTTGGTATACTTATATAATGGCTACTGAAATATATAAAACAGGAATTATTCATTTAATGGATGGAACAGAACTAGAAATATCTCCACTTAAGATTAAATACTTAAGAAGGTTTATGTCTGAATTTGAAAATGTTAAAAAATCAAAGGATGATATAGAAGCAATTTCTGCATTATCTGTTTGTGCAAGAATTTGCATGAGACAATTTAAGCCAGACATATCTAACTCAGCAGAAGATTTTGAAGATGCAATAGACTTAAAGACTATATATGCAATACTTGAATATGCTGCTGGTATTAAAATAGATTCAAAGTCTGAAGAAAAAGTTAAAGAGCAGGCTGTAGAAAGTGGATCTTCTTGGGAAGACTTGGACTTAGCCAAACTTGAGTCAGAGGTTTTTTTGCTGGGGATTTGGAAAGACTATGATGAGTTAGAAAGATCACTATCTATGCAGGAGATGACGGCAATACTTAATCTCAAAAGAGAAGAAGATTACACACATAAAAAGTTTTTGGCTGCAATGCAGGGTGTAGATCTGGATAAGGGTAAAAACAATACCAATGCTTGGGAAGAAATGAAGGCTAGAGTCTTTAGTAAAGGTCAAGCAGCAGATTCAAAAGACATTGTTGCACTACAAGGAATCAATGCACAAAAGGCAGGATTTGGTATTGGTCTAGGATTAGAGTATGAGAGAATAAATTAAAAATAAGAGTGCCTTATGGTATAATTAACTAACAAACCTATGGAGGAATAAAATGTCAGAAAAGACAGAATCAAGATCAGTTACACTAATTGACGGAACAGTAGTTCCAGTCAGACCGCTAAAGATTTCATTGCTCAAGGAGTTTATGAAGCGCTTTGCTGACTTAACTGCAGTTGCAGAAGATAACGACAAGTCTATGGATGTTCTAATGGACTGCGTAGAGATTGCATTCAAGCAGTACAAGCCAGAGTTGTCTGCTGATCGTGCAGCACTAGAAGATAACATTGACCTACCTACCGTTTACGAGGTAGTAGATGCAGCATCAGGTATTCAACTTACAGATCCAACAGCACTACTAGCAGGAAAGTAAGTAAATAAGAAAATGGGGTGTTATGAAACGTGTCAGATGTAAATGCTAATATAGGTATTCAATTTGACACGGCTGGCGCTCTTGCACAGTTAAGACAGTTACAGGCTGGGCTAAGCAAGTTTAATCAATCCCTTACTGAGGGAAATGTTGCAGCAGCCAATGCACAAAAGGGTCTTAATGCTCAACTTATGCAGTCCATTAATGCGACTGGTAAGTTTGTTGCTTCTCAGAAAAATATTGCTTCTAGCACAACTTCTTTTACAGATTCACTTGAAAAGAATAAACTCAGCATGTCTGAGTACTTCAAGTACACTGGTGCAGCAGCAACGCTTAATAGTAAAACACTAAGAAATGTATTTGCACAAGAAAAAGATATTCTTAATCGTGCAATGAAAGATAGAGTTAAGTCTCTACAAACTCAGTATGTTCAGTTAACCAATGCAAATGGAGAATTGACAAAGGTTCTTCAGGTTGTACCAAAGCATCTTCAAATGGTAAACGGAAAATACGCAGACTATTCTACAAGAGTTCAGATGGCTGCTCAACGCCAGCAAATGCTTAACCAATTAATTAAGCAAGGATCAACACAACTTCTAAACTTTGGTAAGAACACACAGTGGGCTGGTCGCCAGTTAATGGTTGGTCTTACAATACCACTAACCATGCTTGGCGCAATTGCTTCTAAAACTTTTAGAGACATGGAAAAAGCAACGGTAGCATTTTCAAGAGTTTATGGAGACATGACAACAACACTGTCAGATACAGACAATGCCATAGCAGGAATTCAAAGATTGGCAAAAGAGTTTACAAAGTATGGATTAACAGCAGTAGAAACTATGGAAATGGCTTCAAAGGCTGCTGCAATGGGTTTAACAGGTGCAGCACTTGAAGCACAAGTAATTTCAGCAACAAGGTTGTCTGTGCTTGGTCAAGTAGAGCAGCAGCAGGCATTAGAAACAACAATATCTTTACAAAATGCTTTTGGTATTGCTTCTGAAGATTTAGCAAAAAAGATTAACTATCTTAACGCAGTAGAAAACCAAACTGTTCTATCTATTGAAGATTTAACAATTGCAATTCCAAAGGCTGGACCAGTTGTTAAGCAACTTGGTGGATCCGTTGAAGATCTTGCATTCTTTATGACCGCTATGAAAGAGGGTGGAATTAATGCATCAGAAGGTGCTAATGCACTAAAGTCTGGTCTTGCCTCTATGATTAACCCAGCAAAAAAGACAAGCGAATTTTTGGCTAACCTGGGCATCAATATAAAAGGAATTGTTGATAATAATGCTGGGGATCTAAAGGGTACAGTTATTAGTCTTGCAAGATCATTAGATACACTAGACCCACTTAATCGTGCTAGAGCAATTGAACAACTATTTGGCAAGTTTCAGTTTTCACGTTTATCAACATTGTTTCAAAACGTAACTAAAGATAGTTCTCAGGCTGCAAGAGCACTTGGCTTGGCAGGAGCATCTGTTGAAGAACTTGCAATCTTATCTGAAAGAGAACTTGGAAAAGTAGAAAATGCTGTTGGAGTAAAGTTTCAGAAACAAATTGAAAATCTAAAACTAGAACTTATTCCACTTGGTAAAGCATTCTTAGAAGCAGTTACTCCAATTGTTCAGTTTGCTGGAAAAATTCTTGCTAAGTTTAATAACCTTAGTGATGGAACTAAAAAGTTTGTTGTCGGATTTGTTGCTATTATTGGTGGTATTGCACCAGTTCTTTTGATGACTGTAGGACTTGTTGCTAATGGTGTTGCAAACTTAATTAAATTCTTTGGAATGCTCCGTGGAGGAATGGCCAAACTTAATGGTCAGAATAATGTTTTAGGTGGTGGATTTGATTACCTAACACAAGCAGAGATTGAAAATATGACTCAATCTCAAGCGCTACACGCATCACACAGAGAATTAATTACAACTTTTAATGTTGAAAAAAGTTCTGTAGATCTACTTGCAGCATCATATCAAAACGCAGCATCACAAGCAAGATCACTTGCAAGTAGTGCTCCATCACTATTTAATAGATCTCCAGGAGCAGCAGGTGCGATTAGCGGTTTACCAAAGAGCGTTCCAGGTTTTTCAAAAGGCGGGGTAGTTCCAGGAACTGGAAATAAAGATAGCGTTATCTCTGCTTTAACACCTGGTGAAGTTGTATTAACAAAAGATACAGTAAAGAATAATCCAGAGATTATTGCAGCACTTCAAAATAATTCAGTACAAAAGTATCAGAATGGTACTGGCGGAGGAAGTGCAGATATTGCTGCAAGATTAAGATCTCAATTTGTAGATAATGGTTCTGGAAGTGAAGCATTTCAGGGTAGAATAAAAACGCTTATTGATGGAGCAATGTCACAAACAGAGCGTGGCGTTCAAAGAGTAATTAGATACGCAGCGGAATCAGGAGTGAAAATCACTGCTGAGCAAACAGATCAAATAGATAACTATAGAAAAGAAATGCTTGCTTCTATTGAAGAGGCTGGTAATGCTCTTGTTAATGAAACCAAACTAACCAAGGATGAATTAAAAACTGCACTTAAATCTATGTCTCCTATTTCAGGCAGCCAGTCAAATACTTTTGACCTGATAGACAAGCATGGAGGACAAAATGCATCTGGCACATTTGGACACGTTGGCCAAACTAATAGAGTTGGTCTTGCAAGTTTAAAATCAATGAACGTAAAGCCAGAGGCTATGGCTCAGGCAGGGAAAATAGATGAATATTTTGCTTCAAAGGGAAAGCAAACTCCAGACTTTAGAGTGGCAAATGCTTTTGGTTTTGAGGGATTAAAACAAAAAACAAACAGAGATATGGCAAGCAAGGGTGGAGCAAACCCAACACAATTAATTTCTGAAATGAATACCCTAGGCGCCAACAAATGGAAAACCATGATGGGCGCAATTGGTGAAAATTTTGATAACTACAAAACACAGTTAGAAGCCTTTGATCAAAAGTTAATTGCAAATGTACAACAATGGTCTGCAAAGAATCCTGGTAAAAATATTACAGATGGAATATTTGAAGAAATAACAAATACAACTGTTCAAGAAATCACTGCTCTTCATCCAGAATTATCTGGAATATTTACCAAAGCAAAAAATACAATAACAGAAATTAGAATTTCCGTAGGTAAAGAATTAGATGCCCTTAATGCTTATTTAAAACAATCTGGCATGTCAGGAATTGGAACTAGTACAGGAAATACAAAATTATTAAATAGAGCAGGTAGAACTGCAGGAACAAATTTAGGAACAGTATCAAGGGCTGGTTCAGATATGGGAAGCGCCGTAATTGAAGGTGTTCGATCTGGACAAGGAACTGCTGCAGCATCTCCTTCAAAGAAGGGTGTTGACGCAGGTAAAGAAGTTGGAGATGGGATTGCAATAGGATTGCAAGCATCAGAAAACAAGGTTAAATCTCAATCCTCAAAACTTGGTGATGCAGCCATACCAAAAGATAATAAGTCAAAGGTAAATACTGGAGATAAGGGATACTTTGATAGACTAAATACTCCAGGGACTATGGATGAAAGACAAACAATTAAGTCAATGGACCGTCAGCGTCGCAAAATTGCTAAGCAAAAGGCTCGCGTTAATAAAGCGGGTGGCATAAATCCATTAGCAACAGCAACTACACAAACAGCAAATGTAGCAACTCTTGCCTCTGAGCAAGCAGAAGAAGAATTTTTGCTTAGAAGAAAAATTGTTAATTCTTTAAAGAGCACAGTTAAAGCAGCCTCAAGTATTCGTAATAGTTCAAGTAGAACTGCTCGTTCATCTGTTAGTGTTCTAGAATCTCAACAAAATATTGAAAACAACACAGACCTCACTGAGAGTGCGACAAAGAGTCAAACACAGGACACAATTAGAGCGTCAGACCTTACTGAAGCAACAACTAAAAATCTTGAAAGTTCTTTAGCCTCAACCAAAAAGGCAGCACAGTATGATGATGAAATTGAAGCAAATAAAAAGAAACTTGCTGAACAGGGTAGACAAGAAATTGCAGCAAGATCTACTATGTCTCAAATACCTATGGGTGCTCAAACAGCAAGTGGTTTTGTAAATCCAGCAACCGCGATGGGCTATGCTGATGCCTACGATGCATCTGGAGAGTTTACTCGTGACAAGAGAGGCTCAGTTCTTTTTGATCCAGAAACTGGTCAACCGACAACAATGTCTCAAAAACAAATTACACAAAAAAGAACTGGAATGCGAGTAGAAAAAGTTCAAAAGTATTCTGGAAAAGCAGCAGGAGCACTTGGTACAGCAGCAATGGTTGCTGGTATGGCAGGAGCACCACCACAAGCAACTGCTGCTTTAGGTACTGGCGCAATGGTTGCTCAAATGGCTCCAATGATTACAAAGTTAATGTCTAATCCATACACAGCAGCAGCCGTTGCTCTCGCTGCAGTTGCAGGCAGTGCATATCTACTTAATAAAAAACTTGAGGGTACTGCTGCAGCAATAGCAGCATTTACAAGAACAACAACAGTATCAACAGACATGTTAAAGAAAATTGGAGAGCAAACTGGTAAAGTAGGCGCCAATGAATTAATGAATCGCAAAAGGGCTGGAGGTTCTCTAAATACTTATATTCAAACTGGCCGTGATGGTACAACTGAAGCACAAAAGTTTTTAAGTGGAAATGCTGGAAAAGAATTACAAAAAGCATTTAAATCAAATGCAGCAAAAAATGGAATGGACATTGCTTCACAAGACTTTGCTCTACAAATTGCTGCTGCGATATCTGATGGAACAATACCACAAGACCTTGGAGGAGAAATTGCCTATCAAATGGGCGTTAATCTAAAAGACTCTGTAATTGGAATTAAGATTGATGGACAAATTAGAAAACTTATTGGCACAGATGGTCAAAACTTAGAGGATCAACCTCTAGAAGTGAGAGCCAGATTAGCATCTGAAGGAGCATCAAGGGCTAGCAGTCTTATGTCTGAGATACAAAATAAAAAGGTAGATTCAAAAGGCATTGGCTTTATGGATAATCCAATCTTTACAGGTTCATATGTAAAAATGCTAGCAGGATCATCCTCTGGCTCAGACATGGCAGCAGAACTTGCAGTTGTAGGTTCTTCAGCAATTGAAAATGCACAAGCACAAGCCGATGCAATGTCGGTATATTATGACAAACAACTACAAACATTAAACAATGAATTATTGGCAACAACCAATAAAGAAAAGCAAGCAGAAATACAAGCAAAAATTCTTGCAATGACTACAGAACAAGAATCTGGAATGTCAAGAATGAATAATCTTGTTGCTGCACAACTAGTCATTCAGTCAAATATTGCAAGTAAATTAATTAACGAAAATGTAAAATCAGGATTTACAGCCAATACATTTATTGATGATTCTAGAAGAAGAGAAGATGCATTCTTTGACGCACAAAAATCAGATGTCAAGGCTAAGTACAAGGGAACTGCTTATGAGTCTTCAGCACAAAGAGTTCTTGACCTTGGCGCAAAAGCCGATGAGGATAAGTCCTTTGCTAGTAAGCAAGAAGGAAGAACATTTGAGGCAAAACTAAACTTCATAATGCAGTCTGGACAAATGAATCCAAACCAAGTAGAAACTATGATGAAGATTTTTGAGGGAAACCTAAAAGAAATGGACACCGCAATCAACATTGGACTTAGAACCCATGGTGGAGCAAAGATGGCAGAACTTGCATCAATGCTTCAGGGTGTTGGTAAAAAGAAGGCCCAATCAATTATTATTCAAATGGCAAGAAAGGATCCAAAAGAATTTGATAAAGTAGGAAAAGCCTTAGCAATACTTCAAAGATCAGATGGCATGGAAGTAGATATGACAGCATTTATAAATACTGTAGGTATGCCAGGGCTAGAAAAGTTATCTAAAAAACTTGATGCAATTGAAGCATTGCCAGATCCAATTGAGAAGGTTATAGATTTACAGAATACTGGTTTAGGCAAAGAAGAACTTGATGGACTAGCAAAAAATTGGGACTACTATAAATCACTAGACCCAGCAGTTAGAAAAGAAGCAATAGAGACATATACTACAATTTTTGAAACAGGAACTTCCTTTAAAACAAATGCAGAAAGAGATGCTTGGGCTAGAATACAAGCAGAAAAGGCTGCAGCGATGGTGCCCAAGGAGCAGGCTGCTTCAGTTTATACTACCACTCTTAAATTGTTAACAGTTGGAGCAGACGGAAAACCTTTAGATATTAATAGTCCAGAATATAAGATAGCCGTTGGCCAACTTGCCCAAACTGGAACCGAAGCAGTCCATGTTGCAAAAACAAAACTTACAGGAAAAGATGGAGGTCTTGAAGATGATGACAAGGGAGCAAAAGAAAGAATAACGACATATGACGAATTAAATAAGCGCCTTAGAAATGTTAGACTTGCAGCACTTGATGCATCTGGTGGTATAGAAGAACTACGCAAGGCTCTGGCAAAAACTGGAATAAAAGCAATTAATGATCAATTCAGAGGTCTAGAGCAACAATTAATTAAGACTGGTAAGGCTGGTCAGTTTGTAGATTACTTAGCAGGTTTGGATCAAAAAGAATTAAACAAGTTTGGAAAAACTGCTACTAAAAACGGAATCAATCCAATCACTGGAAAGAAAGACTCTAAGGTTAAGAAGGGAGACTTCCTTCTAAATGAAGATGGCAAAACAATGGAAAAGGGATTTAATAAGGCTATTTCTGGAGACTTCAATGTAGCACAACTTAAGTCTGTAACACTTCAAGAGCAGTTAATAAAAGCAAGAAGAAAACTTATTGTCCTAGGCTTTCAAGAAAAAGATATTCAAACAATGCTAGCAGATGAAAACTATCGCACTCTTATTGCTACAGGTAAAATTACGGATGCAGAGTTACGAACCAATGCTGCACTTGCAGCACGGAATAGAATAACAGCAAATTCAGAGTCTTTGTTGACAAGAACTCAAGTACCGATAGATGCTGCTAAAAATGCTGAAAGAATTCCAGATGTTGTAAAAATGCTTGAAGTGGCTGGAGTTAATGCTGAAGCAATTAGAACTGCTATGTCTGATCCAGATATGCTAAACGAATTAATTATTGGAATGGATAGTTTTGGAGAAAGTTCTCAAGAAGTAAGAGATAATTTTCAACTTGCATTAGGATATCTAGATGAAATGCCAAACTCTAAAGTTGTAAAATTAGTATTTGAGCAAACAGATGCACAAAAACAAATTGCTGGAGCAGACGCTGCTGCTGAACTATTTGATGCTTATAGAACTATTGATGAAAACACTATTAAAAGTGCAGAAGGAAATACATATGCTGGATTGCAATCACTTATGGCAAGTGTAAATAACCAAGCAAAAATTGTTCAAAACTCGATCAGTTTAACTCAATCTAAAATAGATACACTTCAGCAAGAAGTAGATAAAGACCAAAGAGATATTGAGACAAACTTTACAAGACCTATTGAGGCAAAACAAAGATCTATGGACAAACTAGCAAGGTCAGCGGAGTTAAACTTTACTAGACCAATACAGGCTTTACAAGATAGATCTTCTGTGCTTGCTCAAGACTTAAATGTTATAAATAATGCTGCAGAAAAAATTAATGAAAAATATGATGCTCAGCAAGAGTCTTTATCTAAGGTTGCAGAAATTAATCAACAAATTATTCAGCAACAACAACAGCAATTAGGTTTAGCGGGAGCACTTTCAACTGGAGACATTTCTGCAGCAGCCAAGATTGCTCAAGATATGAGAGCAGCAAGTGCATCTAACTATGCTCAAAACTCACAAGAGGCTTTGCAGCAAGCAAGAGAAAATGAAATTAATAATCTTCGTGCCGGTGTAAGTGGAAAAACACAAAAGGAAATTAGTGAAGAACAATATCAAATTGGACTTAGTGTTTACAACTTAGAACTTGAAAAGTCAAAGGTAGATGCAGAGATACTGAGAATTCAAGATGAAATCTATGCACTAGAGCAATCTAGATTAATAGCATTAGACGCTATACAAGTTAAAACTGATGCAATAGCATTGATACAAAACACTACTTTGCTAGCCCAACAAAACCAATTAAAAGCACTGAATGATCAAAACCTTGCTTATCAAACTCAAAGTGATAAGTTATTTAAGGTTATTGAGGACCTTGATAATACTCGAATTGTATCTGAAAAAACTAAAAATCAATGGATAGCAATTAAAGCAGAGGCAACTGCTCTTGAAAAAATTGCATCTGGAGATTTAGCAAGAGCCTTAGCAGTAGCAGAAACAGCATCTGGAACAATTAAGGGTGATTGGGAAGCAACAAGAGATGCCTATAATGAAATTAAATCTAAGAAAGTTGAAATTACTAAATACATTAGAGAGG